TCTTCAAATTTGAATTGTTTTAAAAGAGCTGTCAGTATTTTTTTGTCATTTGTTTGCAAGAAATCAATATTATCAATGACGCATATTTGTTTAGTGTTGTTTAATGACATTTTTTGTAAAATGCTAGGTTGTGCAAAAATAACTAAATCTTCATAAGAAGAAATGTCTTGTATTGAAATAAATTTAACATTATATGGTATTTTTTTCAGAAGTGTTGTTTTTCCGCAACCAGATTTTCCATGAACGTAAATAGGTTTGTTTGAATTTATAAAATGAACTATTTTTTCCATTTTATATATATAAAATATCCTATTTAACTAATTATAACATATTGATGAATTATTTGTTATACCGTCCCATGTAACAAAGCAATCTTGCGCCCATTGTTGCTTGGAGCATAATGCACTTGATGGCCCGATTCCAGGATTAGTTAATTTTGAAAAATTTACATTACTACAACTCATATGTGTTCTTTTACTTGTAGAAGGACCAACGTTCCATATTGATGAATTTAATATACAATTACCACATGCATCAGTATTATAATAATCAGGACACGGTTGAAATACAGGTGGATAAATTTGCTTATGCTTGGATCTATACATGATAATAGCCATAATGACTAAAATCAATAAAACGCTTAAAATAACAGAAATAAATAAATTTTTGTAAAATATCATATAAATAAATATAATATTATATTAATGAGTCAAAATGGTAGAATAAATTTTGAAGGAGGTACTCCATTTTTTTTACAAGATAAAATTGTAAAAGACAGTCGCACCACGTACGACAATTTAAAATACGATCAACAACCAACGGTAGTTTCTAATTTATTTTTTTCAATGAAAAATGTAAAAATTATACAAAACGGTATTCGCGCAGGAGTATACAAAATGTCCAATGAAAAATATATAATAGATGATCAAAACTCTGACGCGCTAAATGTTATCATGCGCGCTATTTATTTACAAAATAGTCTTAATTTGCCAGACAATGTAACAAAACAAATTGAAGATCTAAATAAAATAGTTATTCATTATTGTGTACCACGTATATTCGGAGAAGTAAAAGGATATATTAAATATAAGGAAGACGCATCCACATTAGCAGTACCACTAGACAAACCAATGAGTGTATATATTGATAAATCCGTGGAATTAAAGAGATTCTTCTAATACTTTCAATTCATTCAACCACATATTCTCAATAGTTGTTTTCTGTAGTTTGTCCAATTCTTTTTGTTTAGTATCATATTCCTTTTTCAGAGTTTTTACATTTTCTTCTGAAACACTGTCCATTGACATCTTTATTAAATAATTATAACTATTTTCAATCTTGATATACGCCTTTAACATTTCGCTAATTTCATCCATCTTTTTTCTTCTTAAATCAATCGTCCCGTTTAATACTTCCATGATATAGGTATATTTGTTCTTTGCAAGTTCTATTTCCTTTTCCAATTGCTTTATTAAATATTGTTTTCTAACATCATAATATTTAATACGATTCTTGATAAAATCGTCGCAAATTTCATAAACCTCGTTATAGTGAGTTAATTTTTCATCATGATTGAACAAGTTCATATTATTGATAGAGAGATAGGATGTCATCTTCAACGTTCTTTCTATTTCATCGTCTACGATGGTGACTTCTATATGTACTTGTTTTTCAGTTGATGTATCCTTAAAATCTTTGATCTTTCCATCATCCAACAACTTTTCTAAATATATAATATAGTCTTCATTCCATACCCCTACCGGCAGTTCTGTTATAATAACTTTATTCTTTTTACTAGTATATACACCTCGTGTTATGTAGCGTGTAGGATTTTCATCTCTCTCTATCTTTCCCTTGAACCCCTTATAATATGGGATAAACTCATTCTCAGTTTCAACGCCATTCAGTTTATTTTTTATGTACTTTATAATATCCATCGGATTAAAACACGGTATCTTTGTGCTAAACCCAGTCCCGATACCTTCGGTACCATTCACTAGAACCATTGGTATGATTGGCAAGTAAAAGGCCGGCTCAACCAACATCCCATCATCATCTAAATATCTAAGAATATGATCATCCGCTTTTTGAAAGATGAGACGTGTCAAAATATTTAATTTTGTAAATATATACCTTACAGACGCACTGTCTTTTCCACCTTGCAGCCTTGTACCAAACTGTCCCAATGGTAGAAATAAATTGATGTTGTTAGATCCTACAAAATCCTGCGCCATGTTTACAATAGCACCATTCAAACTCATCTCTCCGTGATGATAACCAGAATGCTCAGAAACATAACCGGTAAATTGTGCTACTTTGACTTCTTCAAATAATTTTCTCTTGAACGCTGCAAATATAATTTTTCTTTGAGAGACTTTAAACCCATCCATTAGCTTAGGAATAGAGCGATCACAATCTTCTTTTGAGAAGTGCTTCATTTCCTTGTGAATAAAATCTCCCAATGAAATAGACGACAGACTAGTATCTACATAATTATTTTGATCATAATCGGATAACCACTCTTTGCGAGATTCAGCTCCTTTTTTATTAAATAACATATCTAGGTCTTTCATATCTTGTTCTACTACGGACACGGATACTATTTTTTCATTTTCAAAATATTCTTTGAATTCTTTACCAGTACTAGTACCCAATCCCTTGTAATATTTAATCTTCCAATTTTCATGTGTCTTCTTCCAGAGCTCGTATTCATTTTCGTTATAAAACGAAACGACTTCTTTGCCCTTGGTTGCCTTTAAAATGGGTGTATTCATAAAACCAATAAATTTATCAAATGTAAGCAAGGATGGCCATAAATATCCAAACATATTAAGCAATAATCCTTTGATATGGCTTCCATCTAAATCCTGATCCGTCATGATTAGAATTTGCCCATATCTTAGACCATCCAAGCTTGTGTAATGTTTACCTGTTTCCAGACCAAGAATCTTTTTAATTTCAGATATCTCTTTGTTCTCATGAATCTTTGTTATTTTCTCTCCTCTTACATTAAATGGTTTGCCTTTTAGTGCATATACACCAGTAGTATTTCTGCTGTCTGGTGTTAATCCAGACATGACGCCAGCTTTAGCCGAATCACCTTCGCACAATATAATCCTGCATTCCTTGGATCTTTTTGTACCAGCATAATTTGCATCTACCAATTTATGAATGCCACGAATAGTTTGTACCATTTTACCATCCGTTTTTTGTGCCTTTTTTTTATCTTTTATTTCACTTAGCTCACAGGATGTATTCAAAATACCAAGAGCTGCCATTTTTTCTATAAATTTATCGCCAACTACGCACGTTGATCCGAACTTGTTTGAAGGCGTATTTAAATAATCTTTGGTCTGACTATCAAATGACGGATTTACAATAGTAGCATCCACGAATATTTTAAATTGTTCTTTAATGATAGATGGCTTCACGGTTATCTTTTTCTTTTTTTCAATATAATCCGTCATCTTTTTTACTATTTGATTGACAATATAATTCACATGGGTACCACCTTTAGTAGTATTGATGCGATTGACGAACGATATTTGGTCAAAACTATCATTCAGACACACTGCATACGACCATCTATCATGTGTTTCAAATATAACATCCTGATCTGTATACATTTTTACGTAGGTTGTAAAGTCCTTTACTGTCAACGCCTCATCATTATATTTTACTTTTACATCTTTGGGCGTTAATCCGGCTATATCGTAGACGCGTCTTTGAAACAGCTGTATCATTTGCTCAGATAATCCTTTCATTCCAAGACGATCATAGTCTGGAATAAATTCTACAGTGGTATATGGTTTCTTTTTGCAATCAGTTATCTTTGGAGGATTTATTTTGCTCAAATTATTTTCAAATATCTGAGTATATTTTAATCCTCTTTTTGCATCTACTGTTTCTATTCTGCCCCAGATAGACCAAACTAAAACCAATTTAAACCCAAATCCGTTTTTACCACCAGTTATTTTTTCCTCCTTTCCATAATTAGAAGAACTACGTAAGTGTCCAAAAATCATTTCAGGAATCCACAAATCATATGTTGGATGCTTTACGACGTCAATTCCTTCGCCATTATTTGTCATTGTGATTTTATTATCACGTATTTCAACATGAATCATGTTAACCACATCCACACTTGGATCAGTTGCATGTTTGTTTTTTGTTCTTATAAAATGATCAGCACAGTTAACAATCCCTTCATCAAACATTTTGAAAAGAGCAGGTGTATAGTCTATCGTTTCATAAACGAATTTACCGTCCTTACATATATACATATTTTCACTTGCATTTTCTACCGAACCGACATATGTATCCGGTTTTTCCAAAATATGTTCTAAGTCGGACAATTTCTGGTATTGAGATTCAAGAGACATTTTTAATAAATAATATAATAATAAAATTAAATCAATTTTATATATATATGAAATCTTGCGCATGTCCGCAAATAACGAAACAGCATGATAATATATCAAAGAAAATATATCAGTCGCATATGATACGAACTCGTGGTAAATATAGCTATAAATACAGTAATTCTAATACAGATACCATTAATCAAATTATTATTTCACAAGATTATAATAAAAATAAAACATTGTTATTTCAACTTTCTCTCGTTGGATACAGAAATTATTACAAGCCTCTTGCTATACAGTATAGACTTTCAAATGTGGTACTTTCTATCATAAATGACTTGACTCAAGAAGAAAAGGACATATTATATTGTAATAACGTAAAACCAGTTATAATACCAGTTCCTCCTGTAGAACTAGAAGGAATCACATATTATGTAGTTTCTAGAACAGTTGGTGCATTTACCTATTTTATATTTAAGAATTATACAACAGACGATTTTATATTACCAACATATACTTATATATTTGACTTATCTGATCCAAGCAATGATACTACACAATTATCCTTCTCTTTTAGTAGATCTGGGTACCCACTTTCTAGTGAATATATGGATATGACAAATCCGAAATTAATTAAAGTAACACTACCGCGAGAGACAAATTATACGGAATTATATCCATTTGATGCATCCTACAACGGGAATCCATATATTAAATATTACAAGACCGGTTATACTGTGGGTAGTTTTTATATTAGAACAAGTTCCTTCTCTCAACAATTAACAAAATCATGTGCACCCGTCTATAACCTTGTTTCATTGCCGAATATTTATGTACTAAACGACAGTACTTATAAATTATTTTATTTGACTGCAAGTTCTATGTTGTACGTATATGAGTTTAGGGGGCCTAATATTTCAATTAGAGATATAAATAGTAGAGAATCATTACAATTTTTATTTAATAAAAAATTTGGATTGTCCGACGTATCTGGAAACTCCAGAACGTATTACATATACGTACCTCAAGAGTACAAATTAGCAATATTAAATACAGATCAACCTAATATAACATATACGGGTGATGCTGATAAAAAGATTAGCAATCAACTAGTTGTTGGCACAGAAGCTGACAATTTGTATGACTTTTATTATGGTACAATTAGAGTAACTGTACACGGATACTTTCAACCAGTCAGTATATATACATTGAAATATGGTTATTTACATGCCAAACAGTTATTAGTATACGCACAAAATCCTGATCCTACATGGGATGCAAATCCGTACATATTACCATATTAATATATTATACATTTAGAAAGACAATTCTAAATGAATTTCGTTTAAATTTAACTCAATGTTTAGGAATTATTGAAGATCAATGCGTAAATATCATATTTAACGTAGAATTTTATAATATAATTATATTTTTTCTAAGGTTAATATATATGCTAACGTTTGGTTCTAGAGCAGAAGTTTGGCACGGAAATGCTAAAAAAACGACTGGTGGTTTAAGTAAGAATGACTTGATCAAAAATAAACATGGTGAAATTGTTAGCAAAAAAAAACATTTTACTGCAAAAAAGGAGAAGCGGTTGGAGAAGGCAGGCTATTTTACGCAAAAGGGTAAATTTGGATACGTGAAGCGTGATAAAAAGACTCGTAAAACTAAGTCTAAGTCTAAGCGGTAAATCCTTTTTTCTTTGGAGCAGCTGATCCAGCGCGTCTTAAGCGATTTAATGTATGAGAGACGTTATTAGGGTCGTATGATCTATAAGATACAACTTGATTATATTGTTGCTTTCCGATTGCAATCGCCTTCAACCTGTGTATACGAGATGATGAATCCTGATACGTTTGATTTATTGTTGGCCCATTATTTACAATACTGCTATTTGTTTTAGGATCAAGAGGCCGGGTTGTACTTCTGTATATACTTCTCATAAGAGAAAACCCACCTTCTTCCATATTTCTTTTAAGAGGATTCACGTTTAGACCGTATAAAACAGAATTATTCATTATAATATAAAAATATATTAATTTATAATATAATGAGCGAAGTTGAACCTGTACCAGAAGTAGTTGCCGACTCTGTACTTGAAGAAGTTATAGAATCTGCGCCTGAAGTTGCTGAGCTTGTATCTGAAGTTGTTGAGTCTGTTCCTGAAGTTGCTGAGCCAGTAGTTGAGCCAGTCGTTG